CGGAGGGTGTGGACGCCGTGTAGGGCACCGTTCCAGCACCAATCACCTTCCAGCAACCATTGTTCTGGTTGCTGGCGTTGTCACCATAAATGACAACGTAGACCTCGGAAGAGTACCCCGAGTAGTCCGTCCCATCCGCCGTAAGCATCCCGTAGAGAGTGCGTTTGCCCCGAAGCAGAGGACTGGAAACAGCAGTCGGATCGTTGGCGATGTTTCCAGCAGCGTCCAAGGAGTAGTAATCACCCAGCGCATCAAAATCGATACCCACGTCGATGGTACTAACGGTACCCACCGTTGTCATATCCGCAGTGGCCACCGCCGTGATACGCATCTCCGGGCGCAACATCCCACCGAGTACGATGAAGGGCTTCTCGAAGTTCGTTTCCCGGTAGGGGGAGAAGGGTCCAACGTGACGAGCCTTCCGTGCGTCGCTGCTGAGAGCGGTCGGAGGCTGTTCGTTGGCCCGCTCCTCCAGGAAACGCAACGTGACTGGGTGCTGATTGCCGTTGGCCGGGTCCACAATGGGGTACCCTGACTTCCAGTACTCCTTGGGGGTCACGGCCCGCACAGCCCTGGTGTCCCCGTCCCTGAAGGTTGCCCGAGCACCTCCCGATCCGGCCAGTCCACCTGTAAAGAGCAAGAGGGTGGTGCCGTTACAGAAGACATCGGTCGCAGGCTGTCCGAACACATTCATGAAGCCACTGGGGTAGAACCCGGCTCCCACGTCCCAGGCGAAACCCGCCCCGGAGGTGAAGGTGTTGGCGTTGGTCAGTCCGACGTTCCCGCCGTCCTGGATCGCCTCGTTATTCAGAAGGACCGTCACGTCCGGCTGGATGGTCGCTGCGTCCGACCAGATGGTACGGATCCCGTCCGGGCCATCCGCAGCCTCAGTGTGGTTCGGAACAGCAATGGAACCGTCCCCATAGAGGTAGGTGATCTCGTGGGTTTCAGGCCCCTGGGTGTTGCCTGCCGCAGCGTGTTTCCAGGTGGCGTGCAAGTCTCCCTTGAGGAGTGCAGCGACGTTGTGCTCCAGGAGCCTGCCAAAGTCCCAGTCGTTGGGATTGACAGCATGGCGCATGTCCATAATGTCCTGGGCAGCGACCTGGTCCGAGTACAACCCATCCGGGCGGGTGTTGAAAAACCCTACCTCAGTGGCCGCTGCGTGCCCCACAGCCGCCGTTCCGTACCGACCCCTACCACCGGCAGGGATGGTGATCGTACCGGCTACAAGGTCCAGTGCGCTAATCCCAACGATCTCGTTCTCCAGCACCAGGAAGACGCTGGTAAGGACGTGGTGCGTGTCCTCCAAGCCACAACCGTTCAAGTTCGTGACGTTCACCATCGCATCGGCCCCGGCGGGGTCCAAAGCGTCAGTCGGGGACAGGTCGTTGGTGAGGGTTGCCTGCAACAGCACTCGTGCTCCCAAGAGGGGGTCCGGGAGGAACTTGCTGCTGGGCGTCCTGTTGAACGCACCGTTGTGGTTCGGATTACCTGCCGTGTTGACCGCCATATAGACGTTGGAGCAACGGCGGAAGATGGCACAGACCGGGACAGCATAGGTGTAGCCATCGATCGTGCCGAGAGAGTTGTTAGGATCCCCTGAACCTGCACGCCAGAGGCTGGGGTCACCCAGCGCCTCACGCATATTGACGAAGTTGTCACCACCGACCGGAAGGGCTGCCGTGCCCTGTCCGAGCACGTTGGGGTCATCCAAACCCTCGGGATAAACGTCCAGTGCCACCGAAGCCCCGAGGCCGGTGCCCTGTCCGTGAACCCTGAGCCTGTACTGGATCTGGACCCGAGCCGTGGTTTCGTAACCGATGGTGGGATCCTCAAGATCGTCAGCCAGATTGGTGCCGCCGTACTTGGTGTTTCCGAACTTCCAGATGGTAGAAGCGGATGGCTTGTTCACCGTGGAAGGGTTGGCGTCTACCCGAGTGGCCCATGCCTCAAGGAAAATGAAGTCTATCCGTGTGTCACTTTCGGGCGGCGGATACAACTTGATGATGTTGGCAAGGTCACCCTCGACCGTGGTGGACCCACAAACAGGAATGACCCAGCCATTGACGTTCGCCCACAGAACCGGATCCTGCTCCGCAGCCTCGCCGGAACCAAAGGGTACCCGAGGGTTGCCCAGCTTAATCTGGTTTGCCCACAGGGGATCCGTCTGGTAGTCCTGCACAGTCCTGGTCGGGTCCATGAAAAACCCAGAAGGGAGCATCGTGCTGACAAGTTCCTTAGACATCTCGGAGGAAATGTCGTCCTGAAGCGATAACTCAGAATCGAGTGGGGGGCGACCTTTCTGCCAAACGACATGCCGGAACTGCCGCCTGTAAGCATCCAGTGTCCGGGAAACCCCGCTGCCATAGTCCTTATTAGCCATTCTATTTCCTCCGATAAACGGGAAGTCCGTATAATTGCCGGTGTCTCCCAACAGTTTTTCTTGTCAGGCCCCATTGTGAGGCAAGCACCCCATCAGACACCGTACCTGCAAGGGGATGCCATGGATACCGTTGGGCAATGTCCAGACAAAAAACGGGCACCCCGATCTTTTTCCTGTAAACACAAACTGCAGCAGGGGTCACACCCCCTTCTTTAGCTACTGCTACGTCAGACATTGTACCAACCAGAGCATGCCAACTTCTATGCCGTTCCGGCACAGGAGGGGCAGGAGCAAATAGCGTTTGTGGCCCCGTCGTTTTTCGTTGCCATCTCAGTTCCAAACCCGTGTTGTTCCGCCTGGGGTTAATCAGTTTCCGCTGTGTCCGTTCCCGGTGACAGTTGGCACAAACCACGTCGCACTTGGCAGCCTCTGTCCGAATGGCTGCCTTTGAACCGGCATGTGGAACACAGCACAGCTTTTTCCCACGGACATGGTCAAAGTCCATCTGGCTGTAGTGGAATGTATCCCCACAGTCAATACAAGGGACAGCCTTCAACGACTGAACCAACCTGGTGCGTGTGCTACTCTGCTTGGGAGGGTGCCAAGTTCTTAGTCTGTGGCAACGCACACAAACCACGTCACACTTGTTGATTTCAGTCAAAAGCCTGCTCCAAGGAGCAGCCGTTTTGTGTATGAGATGGTTGATGTTCCACAACTTTGTGCTTGGATCCAGATGATCAAAATCCATCACATAAGGAGGGTAACTCATACCACAATCCTTACAGGGAACACTCTTCAAACGATCAATCTCCTGCTGCCTCTCAGCTTTTCGCCTGCGTGAGATCACAAGGTTCAGTGCCCGGTAGTGCTCCCTATTCTCCTCCCTGTACTTTGCCCATCTAGCCTTCTGCTTTTGATACCGTTCACGTCCGTATTTCCGTTCACAGTCTCGGCAATGCTGAAACCCCGGACGGCACTCACCGGACCCCCCGCATTTGGAACATTTGTGCAGTGTCTGAACTGTGGATGCCTGAGTCATGCACTACCCCTACTGTGCCTGTCGGGCGGTAATCTCGATCCGACTGTACTTCACGACCTGCGTCTTCACAGTACCATCGGGATTGGTCAGGACCCGGCGCTCATTAGTGGACACAGGAAACTCAGACGTTCCTGCCTGGATCAACTGGGGCTCCCCCAAAACAGCCTGTCCGCACTCATGGGTTACGAGGTTCACCCAGTGCAAGCAGCCCATCTGGTTACCTTCAGCATCTAGAACCCTGATCAGGTTCGTGCTGTTGGCCAGGTCGTCCATTGTGATCCGCATCTCTATCTCCTTAGAACAGCACTGCAAAGTGCGCCAGGTAAATCTTGTCCAGTGAGGAACTGCGGAAGGCAACCCGGAAAGCGGTCGTCTTCGCACAGAAGGCCACTGGTTCCAAAAATCCTGTTTCACACCAGTGCATTCCATTATCTGGGGAAATATAAAAGGATAACCCGGTCGGTTCCTGGTCTGTTTCCTCTACGGTACGGATGGCAGGAGTGTTCTGTCCCGCCAACACACCGAAATCAGCACAGATGTCCTCGGTGACGCTGAACTCCAAAATCTTCCAGTAGACCATGAACTCATCAGCACCAGCCGCCGCATAGGGGCTGATGTCGATGTTGTCCGAGATCAGGAGGCCAGGACGGACGGGGGTCGTAAGGAAGTTTTGCCCGAGGAGCGCCGTGTGTGTAGGCATCTGCCCATCATTGAGCCCAGGACCTCGTCCTGACTGATATCTGGGGGTGACATCCACACCGAGGATGGGATCATGGAACGCCAGGGTCGGGTCCAGTTCCCCTACGTTGGCTGCCGTAAGGAGCGGGTTGAAGTAGATGTTCCCGAACTGCGGATATGCCGCAAGAAGATGAGCGAAAGAGATGCTGGAAACATCCTCACCGTCAACGTCTCCGCCCCCGTCCAACACATAGGAGTCCGCCGTGATCGGGAACTCCGCACCTGGGAAGATGGGCAGGACGTACTTCCCGTTGATGGGCACGCCAACGCCAGCGTCAGGAACCCGCTCCACCTGTGTGATAGCGGGGACGCCTCCAACGTGGCTGCCAAGATCTACGAGTACCCTCATCGGTCACCTCTAATCAATATTGTAGTCATCCACCAGAGCGGGAATTGGGTACTGTGTGGGGTTCGGATTCAGTGTCAGCACGTTCGTTGCCCTATTCCCCTGACACACATAGTGAACTGTCCCCGGAGGAGCCACTGAGGCGAACGCAAACACATCGTAAAGAACAATGTCATTCTCAACCCAGTTACCCAGTACCAGGAAATTAGGGTAAATGGTAAGGTTGGAATTACACTCGATGCGGATGTCCCCCGCCCCGCTCGTTTCTACCCTGTTCCCCTGGATGGTCACGTCATCAATAATAGGGGTTGCGTTATTCCAAATTACCCGCAACGTTCCCATTACATAGTTACCTGTCACGGTACATTTCGTGCCGCCAATATCCAAGGCGTAATAGGGATCAATAGTTGGTCCTACGTTGTTTCCCTGAACAGTGGTCCTTTCTGCTGACACGAGAAGATGGCTAACCTTGTTTCCTGACACAGTACACAAGGTACCCTGCACCTCAAGACTTGCGGCTCCCCCAGACTTTGCAGTACTTACCTTATTGTCGCCTACTACGGTGGCACTGTCATCCGTACCACAGAGGACAGTGACATCACCATTAAAGGACTGAACAACGTTACCCACAATGGTACCGGAGGTTACCGTAACAATTATGTCCCCGACAGAAAGAAACTCATTACTGTTGACAACGGCTGTTTCGCCCACCAAAAGGGTAACACTGGAGGTAGCATCAAATCTGTTGCCCGTAAAAAGGACTTGGGCCTCGGATAAAGCCAGGCCCGTTGCCCTGATTATGTTGGATTCCCAGACTTGAGCCTTTCCAAACAAACCACCATCCTCTGTTCCTGCGACATCCTCCCCTACGTGGATGACAGTGTTACCCATCATCAGCAAATCATTTGCTTTACGTAAAGTAGGCGTAACAGGATCAGGCCAGAAATAGGGTGTCTTCAGGTGCTCGATGTAGTTGTCTACCAAGCGGCAGTCGTCATTCACATAACAACCGATGCCAAGTGTCCCCGTCCCTTCGATCCGGTTCCCTTCCAACACAGTCTTCACACCAAACACCGTTAACGTCCCATCTGGGGAAACGGTAAATTCGAACGTGTTGTGGGCAACGTAGTTCGACTCGTAGATGTCGATGAAAGTCTCTGGTGTGTAGGTCGTCTCAACGAACCACCCGTAATGGTCATAGTTGACGAAGATACGGGGCATCGAGTTGTGAACAATGCTATTCCCTTGCCCTACCACGATCCAGTTGTCCGAGTGACTTTCCAGAACACAACCCGTACCTGCAAGGACAGAAACAGGTGCTATATGAATACCCACCGCCCCCACCACATGGGAGTCATTCCTACGGATGATTCCGGGTGCAGCCTTAGTCACGGCCATCTCGGTCGTCACATACAGGGCAGCCCCAGGGATCGCCGTGTCAAAGTCCGAGGCCATGTAGATGCTATTGCCCATCACCTCGAAACCCTGCATCGAGTAGTTGACCAATAGGGTCGAAATCTTCATCCCGGCTCGCCACGTTCTCGGTACTGTCACGGGGGGGATGTCCAGGTGGACGTTGTAGAGGAAGTTGTAGGCCACCTCCCCGACCAGACCTATAATCAAAGCGCCCGGACCCCTTGTGTCCCAGATCCGGTTGTGCCTGACGTTGATCCCCCCAATGTCCGATGAGGGGGTGGCAATCCCAGAGCCTGAGGCACTGGCAAAAATGCCATGGTTGAAACGACGGATGTCATTCCGGTCGATTGTGATATCCCGACCCGCTGAGAGCACCGGACCGATCCCTTCGATTTGGATGCCCGAGGTAACGTCCGCCAGGGGCCATCCTGACTGAGCGGCAATCCCCCAGAAGGTGTTATCCTTAATCACACACTGCTTGAGTCCCGAAGCCAACCGGACATGGACACCGGATGTGTACAGGGTCAGACCGACGTTCTTCTTGATCTGAAGGTTGACGCAGTCGCCTAAATTCACCGTGAAGAACCCATCCCCCTCGGCCAAGCGACAGTTCTCCAACGTGATGTTGGTACAGGTGGATCCTGCCGCCTTGTTGGTCAGGACGAAGGCTCCCAGAGGGTCAGCATCGGTCGGGAGTGCCCCTCCTTGCCACAGATACCGGAAGGCCACCCCCCGGATCACGATGTTGGAATGCCCGTTAAGATCCAGAAGCGGCTCACGGGCGGTCGCTGCTGCTTCATCCCCCCAACAAATCTCTGTGTATGGTATGGCTGTCGATTCTTTCGCTGCCGACTCAATGATGATACCATCGGTTTTGATCTGGATGGGGTACGTTCCGTCCTGTTCCCAGGTCGGACCCACCACGAAGATCCTGATCTGTGCCACACCCTCGCCCCCATCAGGGTTGCCGATCTCGTTGGCGTAGCCGATGGCCTCGCTCAAGGTGGCGAAGTTCGGGCGGTAGGCCAACCAATCTCCAGCCTCTCCCAGGGGAGCCCTCTCTCCCACATAGAGGTCGACCCGTTTGTCCACATCCTGGAGGGGTGCCCTGAGGTCTGTTGTGGTAATGGTAATGGGACCAATGCCCAACACCTCAACCTTCCACAACAGGATGTCCTCGGGAGAGGGCAGCGGAAGAGTCGTGGCCACAGCCAGGGTCACACAGTCACCAGGCAGCGACGTGTAGTACAGGTAGTGAACACCAAGCCCTACTGGAGTGATCATCATAGACAAAGCAGGAGGACTCTGACGCACACCCTCTTTGATGATCGTGGCTGGTGCCACGGTACAGGTGATGTCTGCCCCTACAATGTTGGTTGTCAGTGCCCCATCTCGGATCAGCCAAGAACTGAACAAGTCATCGAACAGATGAGTTTGGTCTCCCGTCGTGGGATTCTGGTCGATGACCGAGACAGACCCATCGGTGTTGACCCTCGTTCCCGAGTACTCGAACCGGAGGGCGTTGGCCCGCTTGGCAGACCCGTAGGTCGTGTCGTACTGGTACTCCACCCCTATGGTGCCCGTGGCGGTCTGGGGTGTCAGGAACTCTCGCCTGAACACGGCACTAGCGGGGTGCGTCGAGTCCACTGTAGCAGCCGTAGCTAGAATCCCCCCGCCGTAGCAACCCGTCAAGTTCGTGACATTGTCGGGACCTACAACAGCTTCAACCACTCCTGCATAACCGAAAATGGAACCTCTCAAGCCTGAAACTCCCACACTGAACAGTGGGTCACCATAGGGCGTCTCACCCCAAACCAGTTCTACGAAACCACCGGGAGGGATCTGATCGGCAACCCAACCTTGTAGTGTGATTGTCGTTCCTGCGCCCCGGCTACTGTTAATCACCTGAGTAGAGAGGGCCGCAAAAAAACGATTACTGTACACATCAGCGTGCTCAGGAGACCCCGTGGGGTCAGCAACACAAGCGCCTGTGACAGGCAGGGCATCGGAGCCTGTGACACGCACACCGCTGCCAAGCTGACCCTCCTCCATCGAGTAGGGTACGCAGCAGGCAAACAGAACCAACTCTTCTCTGGGATTATCAGCACCGTAACTGGTAGCGTCGAGATCTGAACCCGTCTGTGGGGCATGGGACAGCCGCACCAGTCCGTTAGAATAGTCTACCGTGATGAACTGCTTCTCATCCAGCTTCGAAGGATCGAGCACCACCTCGTTGGATGTGATAGGACGGCTCCAGTCTGGACCAGTAACACTCAGGGACAGTGGAGCGCCCGCCGGGTCATCCACAAGGTGTTCCATCGCCGGGAACAAGACCATGCGGAAGCCCAGGTCCAACAAATTGCCAGGATTGACATTGTTCCCAGGAGTACCCGGCCCTTTCGTGTCGAAGACCGCACGGTCGGCTCGGCCAGGGTTGATCCCAGCGTCTTCGACACCCATGGACTTCATCGTACTCTCAACCCAGTCCGGGTTGATGATGTTGGTCAACCGAGCGGAATCCACGGCGTCAACGTCGAAATAGTTGCCAGTCACGGCATTGTTCCAAAGCGTGGTGACCGGACTGTGTACCGTGCAGACCAGTTCTATGTAGTCAGTTGGTGTGACCGCAATTTCCTGGGTGAGGAGTTCGGGGGTGCCAAAGAAGGTGGCACCCGTGGTGGGATTACACTCTTCCATCCGGCGGACCCAGGTCTCACCACCACCGGGAGTCGCCATCACCTCGAACCATCCCAGGAGGACGTCCAACGAAGCCCTCTTCCCGGTGGCCACGTTGGTTGTCAGCCCGGCATTCCCGACGATCTTGATGTCGAACACCCTGATGATGTCCCCAACAACCAACTCAGCAGCGGCCTCCAACAACCTCATCCACCCCGCCTGGAGTACGACAGGGACACCCCCGTACAGACGTGCTGCCGTGTGCCCCTTCGGACGGGGGACGGGCAGGGAGGGCTTGTTGCGGTAGTCAAAGGGAAGCCCCACCGGCATGGTAGAACCACCGTTAGCCAGCCAGTACTCTGTGAACCCTGCCAGCCAGTCCTTATAGGGATACTGCTCGTCCGTGTTGAGCGCCCTAACGGGCGACACAACGGCAAAAGTCTTTTCATGTCCTTTAGCCACGCCCGGCTCAGGGATAGCTGTCATGCGAGTCGCACGGGGCTGAACAATCGTAACCCCCCGCACGGAACAGGGATTAGCCGCTGCCGTAAAGTAGGTGCCAACACGCTTGGTGTAGTCCAGTGTCAGCTCAGAAGCACGGACGGCAACTACTCGGAAGATTTCACCTTTGCTGGAGGCACTGTTCGGAGTCAGGTCCGGGACCATGCTGTTCCCATCACCCACACCGCCGCCAGTAAAGGGTCCTTCGTCGCCCGTCTGGTTAATGAAAACGTAGAGCCCCCCCGGAAAACGGTCAAGGATGTCAATCCCAAAAATGTCTAGCATCGCCGTGAAGCCACCACCGGCGAGCGTAAACGTATCCCCCGTAGTCCCTGTGCCCTGCTGGAGAACCCAGTAGTAGGAGTCTGAATCAGGCGCCTTGAGCGTCGGACCCACCGGCTCAAACGAGATGGGATGTCCAATCAGGGATCCACCCTTCGGTCCGAACCTATTCGTGCGGAAGTTGTAAGGAGCGAAGTTGATCTCGGGGTGTCCCGGATCCCCAATCTTGGACTTTTTGATCCGCCGGGGGTTAGGGGTACTTATGTCAGCGGACGAGATGTCCCCAGAAGTACCCGTATCGAAAGCGTAGGATCCGGCCCAGGAACCAATGAACCCCTGAAGAATCTCAGAGGCTTCCAGAACCTTGGTGGCCGGAACGGTGGTCAGGTTGGCCAATGGTTCCTGCCAGGGATCAAGGGGGATGTTATTTGTGCTCATCCGTCACTGTTCCTTTAGGCATGGCATAATTGCCCCTTACCTTGCAAAGGTAATTCGCTCACCGTTGATAGACCCTCCGGTCTGCAACTGGTGTCCAGGTTGAGCAGTCCCAACCGATGGCATTTAGTCCGCTCAAGCAAAATACCCCGAACTTTCCGGTACGGAGTCCAACGACCTATCTCAAAGTCGTAATGTCTTGCCAAAACGTTTCGTGCAGCATTCTCATCAGAGTGCAAAACAACCCCATCAAAACAGTAAAACGAATCCCCCTTACGACGTCCACGAAGAACACCATAACGAGAATCCACTTGCGATGTATATGCACAATTAACGAGCGCAAGCGTAGAACCTCTACGCTGAGATACGGAATCAAGACTCTCCGCAATGACACCCTTGGTCCAAGCGGAAAGTCGCCGGTTCATATTCCTCCCATAAGATCTTTTCGAAGGAATAGGTGAGGTTAAATCCTCAGCAACCACTACTGCTGCTTTATCAACAACAGCATGAGCAGCTTTGAAAACCTTGTCTCGAACACAAACCTTTACAACCCGATCTCGTCGATCAAGTTTCTTTCGACCAAGATTGTTTCGTTCGATGTCCACCCTTTTATGAGGCTTGTTCCTAGCAATTGCCTTGAGTTTGTTTCGTCGTTGGTATTTGACCTTCAGGTAACCGGACTCTGAGGACAACAGTTTCCCCAATCCTTCCCCATGGTGGTCTCCGTCAGAATCTACAAGGACTTCCGTGTAACCTTTGTCCACCCCAAGTGTTTTGTCTCCGTGACGGTTTTCCTTTTTGACCTCGATTTGATAATGGATCTCAACCTTACCACCTCGAAGGATCAGTCGGAGAGTACCTGTTGGGTGTACGTTAGTGTCTAAGGGAATCGAGATCCTTTTTCGTGGTGTTAACCCTGGTATCTTAAGCCAAACGCTACCGTCGAGTTCAAAAGTCCTGTAGTTGTCAGTACGAACGATGATCTGATTATGGGTGTGGTTGTGTCCTCGCTTCCAGTACTTTCGCATGATACGAGTCAAATAAGGATCGGTGGTCCAATTATCTGACTTAAGAAGCGTATACAGACACTTTCTTTCAGCAACGTCAGTTGTGTGGCGGCAAACCGCTTTTCTTGCTTTGACCTTTGCTGCTTCCCTAGAGGTCTTGATGTCAGAAACAGTATCCCTTAGGGTTTCTTTCCAGGCGTTGGCTGGAACATCAAACTCTTTCTTCTGTTGCAGCCATTCGTCCCGGATTTCCCTATCCGATTTTCCCACCCCATTTACAGATCCGAATCGTTGCCATATTTCTGAACGAAGTTCCCCTAATCGGTGCGCTTGTTCCTCTAAGGCAGTGAATTTACCTGCATTGAGGTTTTTGGAAAAGAGTATTCGGGTAACCTTCATCTAGTCTGTATTTCCCCCCCGTCACGTCCTAGTGAGGGTGTCTTCAAATAAAAAGCCAAATGCCTATTTGTCCTCCATGCTACGCCTAACCAGGGATCCTTATAACCAACTCACCGATCAGGCCCCAGGACCAGTCGCCGGGTCCATGTACGCTTCCCAAGCACTCAATTCCGCCGCAGTCGGGGCCAGCACGTTGTCGGGGTGTACCAGCGAAAGTTCCTGGATGCCCCGAACCCGATGCGCCCACACTGCGGGATCGGCAACAGCCGGGAGGAAGGTGCCGGGCACCGTGGCCTTCATCGTGAGGTCGTAGTTCGTGAAGTCTGGGCCTGCCATGACCTTCACCAAAACGGGAACCTCATCCCGTGGGGTACCCCCACCGATAGAGTACCCTGCGGCCAGTGTTGCCACTGGACCAACATGGATACGGATCTGGCTGAAAACGGCCCCTGTGTCCGGGTCTACGCCCGTGAAGGTATAAGGCCCGACTACCTGACAACCAGCCCCGTCCGAGAAAGCATCCTGCTTGCTGGGTCCATCACCGTCACGGCGACCAACGTCCATCCAGGTCGTCAAACCCGGCACCTTGATCATGATGGCAATGTCCTGACCAGCGATGGCCAAAGCTCCCGGACCGACACCTGTAAAGGCGAAATCACCCAGGACCAGCCCGTCGATGCGGAAGGTCACTGTGGCCTGACCAGCGGCATCCCAGTGAAGCGTCGCATCACGGGAGAAGGCTGCATCGAAGGCACGGATGTACTCTCGCAGTCCGGCGGCTGCACTGTAATCGAACTGTGTGTCAGCACCGGATAATTCCCCCACCGCCGGACGGAAGTTCGTCGTGTAGTCCGTCTGGGGGTACAACAGCACCCCAGCGGAAGCGAACGGATTTCGTATCCAGTTTTCGGGCGGCGGGTTTCTGTCGGGCTGTCCTGCCGCCTGAAGCTCAGGCACCAGAGCGACGGAGGTCAAGTAGTCCTGCTCCTGGAGCCATGACGCCGGATCCCATACCGCCTGAGCGGGAGCCGGGATGTATGCCGTGTTCCCGATCTGAACGGGCACGGGGGCGGGACCACCAGCCCAGGTGCCCATTCCAGGTCCAACAAGAGCCGCTATCTTGGCTGCGGGCCAACCAACAATCGGGAGGTCTTGCTTGATCCGGTACACCTCATCCAGGAACCGTTCGGACACATCCTTCGTTGCATCCGAAAGGATACCCCAAGCTCGGGGAGTAGCATCGACAAAGTTGCCGAAGGATGAACCCACTCCGACACCAGCCGCAAGGTGGAAACCAGTGGAGTGGAAGAGCACCTGATCGGTGAGTGCTCCACTCAGGGGCAGTTTATACCCAAGTCCATCAGCCGAAACGGGCTGCATCGGAGGCGTCGTGGGACGCCTCACAAACACTCGGGGGGCAGCATTCGTTGCAAAGGCAGGTAGAACATCCCCGTCGAGGGTCGCAGCGGTTTGGAACTGAATCACGAGGGCATCCGCAGCCGTTGGCCCCAGATTTTCCGTGAAGAGACCTGTGAAGGTGAAGGGGAACTCCACCCGCTGTCGTCGCTCGCCCCGTGCATCCGTGGTACCACCAGGGATGTTGTAGGTCGGAGTACCCGCCACCGTGTCGTAAGCAAAGTGGGACAGGGACAGGAGCGCCGGGTTGGCACTGGAGACCGAGGAGGGCTCTGCCGAAGGATCACCCGTCATCGGGTTGTCATCCACCCTGTAACCATCGTCCCAAGCGTTGGCGAACTCAGCGTACAACGTGGCAATGCGGAAGTTGGTCGTGCCGTCGATGTGCAGCGGGACCATGTAGGCCACCCCGCTGACATACATGTAGTCAAGTGGTGGGACGCTGACATCGTAGCTCCACTCGGATGCGACGTCCGGCGTCGGGGTCGTGACGGTATCCGCCAGGAACATGTTCTCCCGCAGGACGTTGTAAGCGTTGCCCTCGTAGCCATACGTCGGCGGAATGTCCCCAACCACCTTACGGTTCACCAGATCGGCATAGGTGTCCGGGACACCAACGAGCGGATCCACCTGAGGAGTCACCCCATAGGTCTCGTATCCGTCCGCCGCATCCCAGGGCATCACACCATCTCGGACGCAGGTTTCGAAGTCCGCTTCGGTCTTGAAATGGATCAAGACGTTGGTCCCGATGCGTCGGCCAGCTACAACAGCTTCGGACTGGAAGAAGAACTGCTTGTACCGGGCAAGCTGCCAGGTCCAATAGTCCTGATCGAAACCCCCATAGGCTCCAGCGTTTACTAGTCGGTCGGCACCCCCTACTGTCTCCACCAGGCCAGCAATCGTGTTGTAAGGAAGAGCCACCTCGAAGTAGCGCCCCGTCTCCCGTGTGCCAATAGGGGTCTCCCCTCTCGGGGTGTACTTCAGTCCTGTGCTCTGGCTGTAATCATCCAGATAGGGCAGGCGGTATCGGAAAAAGTTGTCTGGTGCCACTACCGTCCGACCCAACGTGGGAGTCGGAGGGATGAAACTGGCGTTGTTGAGTACGACAGGGCTGTACGCTGCAACGCTCGCCCCCAGGATTGGGATGCCGTAGTCCGTGGGGTCAATCTCACCAGCGTCAGGGTCCGTACCCAGTCGAACCTGACCGGCTCCGGGAATTATAGCGTCCTTGACTCTCGGTGCCCCCGCCGCCGGAAGGGCTGACCCATCGATACCTGACAGTCCTGTGTGCATTTCCTCCAGATCATACTGCCCTGAGGCCCTGCCCGGATAAGCAAAGGGATCGTAGTTGCCGTCAGCGTCTTCACCGGGGGCGAAAATGCCCCCTACATCCCCATCGCAACTCGTTGGGGTAGGACTGGCGATGCACCCCGGATTCTGGTACAGCCCCTGGCCCAGCAGGAGAGCCGCCCAGCACCTCTCCTCCAACGTCTGGTCAAGGAAGGCGGTCCCCGAGTCCAGGGACGGGAAATGAACAAGCGCCAGAACACCTCTGTCTGCCGGGTGAAGAGCACCCGATAGGTTGATGACAGGAGCGTCCTCCGTGGCCCACGGAAGGGCCGCAAGGGGCGTGAAGAGGCGTGTCCGCACGACACCATCGGTAACGGGGTCTGTGTAGCCCCCAGCGATGGGGCAGACCTCGACCAGTCCCACCCCAAGACTGCTTGGGATGTGATTCCAGATGGGGTCCGTGTAGGGATCCTCACCAGGGAGACCATAGGACAGGAAGGACACATCCCCCACCGGAGTCGGGGCCGTCCAGTAGCAGGGGTAGACCTCCTCGCCAGTCTCCGTGTTCCCTGGGGGTTCCTCATGAGGAACAGGACCGTCGTCCATCCGAGCCTCACCCCAGTCGGGGACGCAGTCGAACTGTGGGGTAATATGTGCGAGCCACTCACCAAGTTTCGGGGGCTCGGGGGCGATAGCACCCATGAGTTCGTCCAAGGCTCCTTCGACGTTCTCCGAGAAGATCAACGGGGGATGCCCGTCGATGCTGATAGCGATGGCCGAATGTGCCCCACTAGGGTCATTCAGATGAGTCAGAAGGACAGCACCAGTTCCGGCCACGCCGCCCAGCGGAGGCATGGGGTACCCGGCTTCAGGAACGATTCCTCCGGGTGGGATGAAACCAGGCTCCCCAATGTTCGGGGGCAGCCCGACCATCCCAGCGCCGACAAGAGCATACTCATCCGTCTGGCCCGGAGTGGTCTTGCCTGGACCTGTCTTGATGCTTCCAGGGTTAGTCGGTCTCGGCATCTCCGTTCCCCCTATTACGGTGCAGGCGCAGACGGAACAGGATAGGACCTGTCGCCTACGATAAGCAGCATATTTCTCGTGCGGTACAGACCAGCGCACGTTGCATTGTCCGTGTCCGTGAAGCGCACGTTGTTTTCGTCATCCAGTTCGGCAAAACGGCTCAGAACAACAAGGACAACCTCGTTTTTACGGAACAGGATCCCGTTCCCATCTACAGCATGAACCTCTTCCACGATCCTGGCCAGGAAGGGATGCATGACCTTGTGGCGTGTCGCTCCGTACAACGGCTGGGACAGGACAGTCGGCCTGTAAACCCAGTCAGCGGCGAAGGGGTAGAAGGCCCTGAATTCGCCATCTACCAGAGGGGACTCGTCCGCTGCCAGACCCCCGAACTGAAGGATGTTCTGTGTGTCCGCCGGAACGAAGGGATGGAGATTGAGCAGCCCCGTGTCCGAGTTGAAATCCGACACTGCGATGTTGGCCGTGGCGCAGAAATACCACTCCCTGGTGAGGGGTACGGCACCATCATCGTTGATGGGGATCTGATCCAGTGCCATCCCGTAGGGGTAACCCCTATCCTGGGAACCGGAACCGATCTGCCCGGACCACACAGTTGGCCCCATCAGGAGAGGTTCTACGTTAAGGATGGTGGGAATGACCCCATCCCCCGTTGACTTGATGTCCCCCTCTTTGACCCCAGCCGTCTGCGGTGCATTCGACCGGAAGTAGGCACTCACCTGATAGCCACCACCGTTGACACCGTAGTTGGAGATCGGGTCCAGTGGGAAATAGGTGATGTCGCAGAGGGTGTGCCCAACACCCGAGAGGTTCGTTGTTACGTCCAGCTTCCGGCTACTACTTCCGTACTCGGTCGTAGCCGTATCAACGACCATGGGAGCCGCCGTTTGGGCATCAACGACAGTGATCAGCTTGGTCCTACTACCGTACAATCGACGTGGCGGGTACAGGGTGTCCCGGTCCCGGCTCACGACGGTGTCGGGCACCGGAACACCCGCACTCGGGGGCACTGCATGGCTGGTCGTGTCGTTGGCGATATACTCCAGATGCACCTCTCGGTAGGTGTCCCGGTACTCAGGGGCCAGGAGCGCCTCGAAATCGTTTGGCCTCTGTCCGGCGTCGTTCTCAATGATCGGACCGGGACCGGGAGCTTCTCCGAAGGCCTTCGACCCGTCGTACACGTCACCATCAGGAGTGATCAGGAGGTCCGGGGTATCCGTAGTCCCCGTCCCCAGCGGATAGGTGATCTCGACTTCAAGGAAGATCCTACGGGGTGACCCGTCTGCGGGTGCAACCAAGTCCTCAACCATGTCATAGGTAGCGACATCGAGACCCCCAGTCACTTGGGTGGGATTGCCATCCAACGTGACCTGGAGATGCATTGTGCCCAAACCCGTGACGAGGGACGCCTGGACGGTCTGATCCACCGGGCCGTTCCAGTCTCCATCATCGTGGTAGATGCTCAGGACGTCCGTGATAACCGTCCCCAAAGGAGCGAATTCAGCTACCGAGGGAGTGAAACCGCCTGGAATGAATGAACCGCCCCCATCTGCTGTGCCCTGGAAGATGCCACCAAGAGTCGTGGCATCCAATTCCTCCAGGTTCAGGTTCAAAACGTCGCCCTCAGACCAGATGGTCGTCGTCCCTCCTACCACGGGGTCCACATACTTGCCGGGGTTTATCAGGCCCGGTGCAACCACAGGACCAACCTCCCGGTCACCGGGATAGAAAGCGATCACGAGCCGTTCGACTACGGGCTGATCCCCGAAACGCCGGGCGACATGGTCGAAATCTCTAATGAAAACGCCTCGTTGCGTGTCCCCAGAGGTCACGTTGTTGCCGTGGTGTGCGGAACTCCGCCCCACCTCGTTGCAGATGAGGAACTGGGAGGACACGTCCCCGCTATCCCCGCCCAGATCCTGTTTGCTGGATGTGTCCACGGACCAAGTGTGGTTCGAGCCGTCCATGAGGGACTGGAACTGATACTGCAACTCAGAGGCCGTGTCCAAGCCACCGGGCAACAGAATATGTCGCCGGAGATCCAGGATACGGGTCGGGTCGATGACGTCGCAGTAGTGGGAGTCAGGACGGTCAGAGGCCCCAGCGGGAATCGCCCCCAGGGGTCCATTGTATCCTAGATGCTGATAGGTGGGCGCTCCGTTGGCATTGGACACGGGGTCGAAACCCTTAAAGCCCGCCATGCTGCTGGAGACGTCATTATGCCTATGAACGAAACAGAGGGGAATGGCATAAACGTACCCATCCAGTGACCCAAGGGCCATCGCTGCGGCCTCAGAACCGTCACCCGCCACCCAGAGTCCCGTGTCCTCTACATCGTAGGCAACAGCAGAGGAACTCATCCATACGGACGTGCGATCCGCCGGGACAAAGGGATAGGGGCTGACAGGGGCAGGGGTGCCCCCCTGGGCGTAGATGGTGGGTGCTGGCCCCGGTGCCGCCGTGGTGTTGCTGAAGGCGTCCGGGTGCTTCTTGTAGCCCACGCCCTGGTGTGTGTCCGTGTGACGGATACGGTACTGAAGTTGCACCCGCTGACTCGTCTCAGCGTTCACTATCGGGTCCACGATCTCGTCTTCGAGCCACACAGGCCACGGAGACAGCACGTTTCCATGGCGATAGAGGGCATCCTGATCCGTAGCAGGTTTGGCGAAACGGTCGGCTCCACCTATCAGCAGCGGTCCTGAGACCACCATCGCTCCGACCACCATCGTCGTTACAGCAAGGGTGATGAAGTTCCCTGTCGGGGGAGGCCCAACATCCCCCGCTCCGGGCACTACACCTTCGACCGTGACTGTGTCAAAGGAAACTGAAGCCGCCACCGTGGTGGCGAAGGAGTTGGCAGGGTCATTGAGGGCCTGGGCGATGTTGGCAGCGGTGGCTGCCTCGTCCACACCAATGAGGAATGTGTCCACCCCACCGGGAATGGCGACTGCCGTAAGATTCATCCCCGCAATTGTTACGAGGTCACCAGCAACCAGGACAGCAGCGTCGGCCACCTGAAGCTGACCCGAAGCCTTCGGGCTGGGGGCAACAAGCGCCTGCCAAACTTCAAGGAACAGGAAGTCCGTGCGCTTCACTGTCCCCTCAGTCCCGTCATATGTCTGAGGAGGTGACAAGGGGATCAGGTTCCAACCCGGCGTTCGGGTGTAGGTGTACTCTACGACGATGGGCCGTCCTGCCACCACACACTCCAACCGAGGAAGTAGGAAACAGTTGATCATCGTTCGATCGGGGAGGATCCCGGCATCACCTGGCCCAATGGACCCGTACGATCCACCATAGTCTTCGATGTCGTCCACGACCACTGCCGGAGCGAGTTGGAGGGTGTAATCGTGCAGGACGTCGTAGTGAGTCTGCCCCCGCAACCAGCCGGAAGGCACCTGCCACCGCCTGAACGTGAAGGTATCCCACCAGGCTGCATCCTGGCCACACTGCAACTCAGAATCGAGGACGGCCTTGCCGGACTGCCATACGACAGTCGTAAGTGCCCGCTCTCCGACCTCGATGTTTCGAGACACAGTATTTGGGGTCGGCGTAGCACCCAGCGGATCTCTCAATCCGTCGTAATGCTTGGTGTAATCTTTCACGGCCATCTCCCCTACCCCTATTTTGTCCGTCCGAACACTTCTGGATGGGTCCGTCTGTTCCGGCGACCAGTTTCCCAGGCCCCCTTACCAGCGTAACGTTTCTCAATTACGCCCCACAGGGTACTATCCTGGGTAACTACAGTCATATGTTCGCCCGTCATAGATTCAAAAGCTTTGATTTTGCTGTCCGCAGCACCGGGCAAAGTCCCATCCTTATTTCGCCACCCCTTCAGTTCGACCCAACCCGCAGGTACAAGGTTTCCCAACGACCGAGCCAGCAGGAAATCAGGTGTCCATCGCTGACCGTTAGGCAAAAGGAACACCTTTGGCTCGTACTCATATGGGATGTTCTCCGATATAAGTACTCTAGCGAAATTGGCTTCAAGGGTACTTCGACAATAGTGTGGAATACCAACACGGAAGCCAGTAATACCCCGTCCAGCGTTTGCGGACACCACAGTTCCGTTTCGTACCTTTGAGGCCATAATCCTATCAAAAACGCCGGGACTCCGAAACCCAAATTGTTCCCCCTGTTGGAACCGACGCCTGGTTGCTGCTCCTATCTTCAAACGGACCTGTGGATCATTACGGATCTCAGACAGCACACGCCGACCCCGGTCCCCCTGCGCTTGTCTCGACTCATCAGTCAACTTGTGCGAAATGCCACGGCCACCCCTACTGATAGCACGTTTGTGCTCATCGGTGAATTTTTTACCCTTCCAGGGAGCGGCCTTTTTAAGCCGAACTGATTGTGCAGCCCGTTCATCAGGGTTTGCCCATCGTTTGAATGCTGCTACAGATTGTTTGGCTCGACATTCAGGAGATCGTTTTCGGGAACCCGGCACCTCTGTTAAGGCATCTGGATATTTCGTTTTGTATTCCTCAACTGTCATAGCATGTGTCGCTTTGATGTGTGCCCCCAACCGTCGTCGTTCTACACCACAGATTTGACACACCACAACATGGAGATGGTTCTTACAAATCACCATGTCTACATTCTCTAAGCTCATTGTTGGTTCGGACATCAAAAGGAAAGTCTCCACGTAATGGTCAGCACCGCAGTCGACGGCTTTGAAAGACAACTGAAGGTTAAATAGTTAGCCATCAGGTCTTTGCCAGTCACATCAATCGTCGGGTCATAGTCAGTCGGGCCGTTCTGGATCGGGTTCGTGATGAGCGGGTTCAATGACGCCGTGCTCATCAGGCCCATCTCGTTCAACGGCCCGACCGCCTCGGCCTCCCCGAAGGTCGTAGTGAAATCCACGACGTTCGTTGGGTAGGAAACCGCCACCCCGTTGGCATTCCTGAACTGAGTAGAGGCAAAAGCCTTCCGTCCGATCTCGGCGTTCAGTTCTCGCTGCCCCGTCTGCGGGGCGTCGGGTGAGAGGATGTTGCCTGTCGCCCCGGTGCCCACCCCCAGCATCACCAGCCCGTTGTTCTGGGCCGGGCTTGGGTCCGTGCTGTTTTTGAAAAGTCGGGCAGCCAAAATGCCAGCATCCAAAACGATTTGATTTTTCTTTTCCCAATACTCCAGAACTTCCCCGGTAGTGGCATCTCGCATTTCGAGGATGAAAACGCCTCCCACTGCGGCGGTAATGCCCCCCTTTTCCAGGAAGGTTCCCATATCGAGGCCCATTTTCACCCCCTGCTGGATCTTACGTGCTTTGTCTCTATGTAGCATCCCGGCTCCTTACCCTTGCCCTAAAATAGAGGCTCTACCGTCACACCGCTGGAGACGACAAAACCTCAATCACTGTACCGCCCACGGGAAGGAGGGCACCGCCCTGACACACAAAACCGAGAAGCGGATCATGTTCTCCTGGTCCGACAGGGTTAACCGTCTGCCAACCCCCGGCCAACACCGATGACTGATTGATCTTCGCCCCCCCAGTCAAGATACCTCCGGCCTCCGTCCCCAGGACATCCTGCACCACAATCTGCGGGGGCGTGCCCCAGATGCTAACCAGATTCCCAACCACTACGGGGGACAAGGACTCCACCGTCACCGCACGGCTTCCCCACCAAGTCAAACCAGCCACCGCCTCCACCCAGTTCCGGGTGACGGCGTGGTTGTTGATGGCGTCAGCCAAACTGAGATGCGGCGTCGGGGCCGCTGCAAATTCCGTGGGGAGAACCGGAACAGCCACTGCCGTGAAAACAACGGACCAGCCTGCATCGCTCCGTACCTCTGCTGTAGTGCCCACGGGAACCGTCAGCCCAAGGAACTCCAGGATTCCGAAGTCCTGGGCCGCTTCCAATGCTGACAGTCCACCCCAAGGCCCCGTGTGCGAATACTCTCCTGCTCCCGTATACTCCGCCAGGCAAGCCCCATAACCATTGACTGGGGGCGTCCCCGAGGGGTTGACAGCCCAACGGTACGGTGTGGTGGGTGGCGTGTTGTCTGCACTGTCCAGGGACATGATCTCGATGAGTTGCTTCTCTTGCTGGTTCTGCCCTATGACAGCGTGCAATCGGAGGAACCAATCAGTGCGGCGGTAGATCCCTTTGATCCCGGTCCCCGGTTTAGCAGCACCCTCTACGAAGTTCGGGTACAGAACAGCCGTTCCCGGCCCGAGCGTCCCGCCAAGGGGCTTCATGTCGATGATTTGTCCACCCAGATCCACCACTGGGCCAAGATAGTTGCCTCCAGATGCAAACAAGGTTTTGCCCGGCATCCCACCGCCTTGCTCGAACGGGCTGGGCTTCGGTGATGTCATCTTCTCCCAGAACTTAGTGCCTTTGAACCCCAAGACGTGGGCACCAACGGCTTCTCCCACCTTCGTCCCGGTTGCCTTGAGGCCAGCACTCTGGCCAACGCCACCCAGGGAGGCTCCCGTACCCGTCTTGGAGTACACTTCCTCACCCTCATCCGGCGAATGCCCAGAGAAACCTTGTGGCAGAGTACCCTCGCAGGGGGTGGAGATCAGGCCCGTATCACCGCTGTTGTCCACCTCCATGAACTTCATATTCTCGTAGAGGGCTTCGGCGTCATCCACGAAAACCAGGACATTGTAGGGGTCGTTCAAGGTGAAGCCCGGATTCTCGTTCAGAATGTGGGCAGGGTCGTTCAGGAACGACCCGTGGATCTCTTCGTGCGTGGCTCCTACACCCTGGCTCATCGGAACAGGGGGTGTACCCTCGTTCAGAAGCGTCATCCCATCCTGGACGGGTTGGCCCAGGAGGTAGGTGTCGGTGATGGGTTTGCCTGGGTAGAACAAGACCGTGACGGTTGCCGTAGCGGAGGAGAAGTTCAGTCCCTTGTCCAGCACCAGCGTCTGCTGGTTGGCATCAAATGTCCAGTCCGTCCGGGCATAAACCGTCGAGCCATCCACCACCTTGTAGACACCCTCGGCTACCATATGGAGCGGGGCCAGGGCCAGCGAATTGATACTGGCAACCTGGAGAGTTGCCGTCTCCAGCGTCCTGTCCAACAACCAGTCACCGCTGGTGAGGACGTTGTTCTGGTTGAGCACCATGTGGTCCGGGGACTTGTGCTCCTCCGTGATCGTTTTGAAGATCTTGTACCGGACCCAATCCCAATGTTGCTGGGTCACGGATCGCTGATCCAAGGCCCCGAACGAGATGCTCCCAAAAATGGCTGGCAGTTTGGGGATCTCCGCATCCTCTACGTTGATCCACCCAGCGGAGGGGACCGCCGTCTGGGTGGCGTACCCACTGCCAGGAACGCCCGGAGTCTCAGGAACGTAGTAGGGAGGCATCGGAAGGTCCG